GCAGGATTTATGTGGGCCATAGAACGGCAATAGTCAAAGAAGACCATCATTTGGACTTCTTCTGGCCCGTGACGAAATGCCATTTATTTACTAATCGGCAAGCTGTCGTTTCTTATTTACTGGATGCCCTTCGCGCTTCTCTGTAGCTGCGGATTCTTTCTCAGTAGCCTCATTTTCGCCTGGCTCGTAAGGATCCTTCTTGGATTTCTTGGTTACGCCTTTGATGTTGCCTTTGTTCTCGCTAGCGTAGAAAACGGATTTACCCTTTTTCTTACCGTAGAACTTTTCCATCGCTTCTCGAATCTTGGCACCTTTTTTAGTAATCGGCATAATTTTTCCCTAAAGTACGCCCGCTAACGATACAGGCTATTGTATTTTCTAGCTACAGCTTTGTTCTACATCTCGCTTAACAATGCATATAGCTGGTCCGCAAAGGAGGCTAATTTCCACGCTTTCGCAATCCATGACCTGATTGAGCAGTATTTTCGCCATTGCCACTGGCTCGGCGTGATAGTTCTCGTCGATGAGCTTACGCAAATCGGGACGGCTTTCGTAACGATGAGTAAAATCGTTTGATTCTTTAATCATTAGTTTGATTGACCATTTCCCATCTAATACGTTGTGTACGCTGTATATTTTCATTAGTAGCTAAACTCAATTAAGTCTGTTTTGAGATCGCACTGCGGAACTGCCCAGTACGGATGTTCTATTTTATTATTCTTCTCGTCTTTATCGCGCCAGTATTTATCCTGTTTTGCCTCCTTACCGTAAATCCAGCCAACTATCTTGATGTCGGGATATAGGCCCACAACTAGGTAAAACTTTCGTGAGTCCTTATCTGCTGGCCTGACTGCTAGTTTGCCGTTTGGATTTGGCGTACTACGAACCTCGATATCAAACCCTACATCAGCCCTGGAACGGTCGTACGTTGCAGGATTCCAATAGAGCCCTAGTGTTTTAGCAACCAACGCCTCGGCGATAGCCCCATGCACATCGGTTGATAGGGGGTCTGCCTGTTTATAGCTTGAGTTGTTTTGAGCACCACGTTCTATGGCTTTAAACCTACGCATAAGCCCGGCTACAGCTGCGCTGAATGCTTCACTCTTATCGAGGATCATTTTGCCTCTTAGAAAGGTATATCGTCATCTGCTACCGGCTTAGCACCAGGAAAGGTCTTAGCTATCCCGTCTACCAAGACTTTTACGGCTGGCGTTACGGGACGTGTATCAACCACTGGCATAGGTTCCTGGAACTCCTCGTGAGCCCATTTAAGAGCTTGCTGGAGCAGGTCTACAAGCATCGCTAGGTCAGTTGGGAAAAAGCTCTTTGTCTCTGTGTACTGAGTTGAGTCTTTTGGCTTGTAGCTCTTCCTAATCGTAAAGCTTATCCCGCCATTCTTGGTCGGCCATGCTGCTACGTCGAGTCCTTTGTTTTTCCATGATTGAAGCGGTCGTGCCATAAGTTCCTTATTGCGTTACCATTAGCATATTGATATTAAATTACACAAAGTTAATATCATTCATTTGTGACTGGTGCAATCAAAAAAGGACTCTTATGAACCAAATAAATATACAAAAACCATGCTTTATTTTCCCATCAATTTTTATTGATCTTCCGCTTCATTTTACGGCGCGAGGAATTCTTTCTTGGGTTTTTAATTATCATGACAAAGGTGGATGCAGGTTAACCAGGAAGCAAATAGCCAAGGAAATGAACTATTCTTATGCAACTATAAATAGAAATATCGCTGAACTTCAAAAAGCTGGGTATCTAATGGAAATCAACAATGTTTTTTGGGTAAATTTAGAAAAGTTTACTCAAGAGCAAACTATCGAACTAATGGGAATACTAGAGCAAACAAAAAACGACCGAAACTTTTAAGCAAAAAGCCACTCCTGAGCTTGGCGGCATGGAATGGCTTTTACAAAGAAAGAAACAGTATGGCTATAAATAGCAAAAAACATCGCGTTGGCATAGTCGATTTCACTCTTGTTGATGCCGGATTGTCACATTTAGAAGCATTGGTGTTTCAGTATGTTCAGCGTTTTGAACGAAACAAACGACCATGTTTTGCCAGCATCCCATATATAGCAACCGAATTAAGGCTGCCCGAAAGAACTACCAGGCGGTATATCAAACGCTTAATCAAACTCAAATTTTTGCGTGAAACGACTAAAGGAAGAGGCCGTTATTTAAACACGAATGCAGCCAGAACTACCCCTATTCCGGTCAAAATGGCCTCAATGAATGCGGCCAAACTTGCATATGATTGCGGCCAAATTGGACGGCTACCATTAGAAGTACCAATAGAAGTATTACCATTAAAAGATACCAATACAGATCCAAAGCTAGAAAAGCTCAATAAGGCTTGTGAGAAGTTCGGATTGAAAAAGAGATTCCAGCATGATACCGTTTTAAAAGTCATGGATCTTTTCATGTCTCCATAAACGCGCTAGTCACGATAGTTTGGTACCCCGGATAGTTCTCACACACTACCCGGGGTATTTTTTTACATCTCTTGCTCTAGCATCTCGTAGAGCCACAGAGCCCCATCGAGTCTACCACGATTCCATTCTGAAGCTTCAGAACGTTCTACCATCCTACAGAGCTTATCCAGCCTATAAGATAGCTTCTCGCGTATAGCCTCTATACCGGCCGTAAAGGCCTTTTTCTCTAACATGGCTATCCTACCATCACCTAAGTGACGATCGGGCCGTGTGGCGTATTCTAGGGCCATTAAAACGAACATAGGGTTTGTATCGCTAGTCATGTTTGTTCCTCCTCATAGTTTACCCAATTTTCCAAAGCCTCCTGGTGAGCATCGATTAGAGTTTTATCCTCGTTCTCAGCTACCAGTTTAAATTGCTTCAAAAGCTCCGATTTTACCTGTATAGCCCAGCGTTGATACCCGTCACGTGGAGCATCATAACCAGGCTTTCTTTCCCGTCGTTTTTTAGTCACTTAATTACTCCACGATGCATTATGTGAGCTTTGCGAGGCGGATAGGACAGGTCCAATACCCCGTAGCTTCATCGTATTCGCATACGTTACCTTTCAGATATTCTGCCGCTTTATCCTGCTGATCTTCTGGTAAGTTCCTTAT